ACAGCGCACTTCGGCACATTGTGCGAGCCGGTGAAGATGCGCGTGTTGTTGGCGACTTGACGCTGCGCAAACTCAATATCGCATTGCAGCTCATATCTCTCTCGCTCGGTGAGTGACGGCACGTCGATGTCATCATCTTCGTAGTAGTCGCACGCAGCAGGGTCAACGTCGTGGTCGCCGTCCTCACTCTCGTAGTGTGCTGCGAAAGCAGCGCACTTCATGCAGTCAGGTCTCTCGCAGTTAGCGCAGAAACGCTCTTGTAATTCAATCTCTGTCATAGCTCAATCGTATTGTAGTGATAAATAGTCTTGGAACGCTTGTTCAAGCACTTTGCGCTCTAATCGGCGTAACTCATTGCGCAGCTCACGAATGCTCATATCAAAGTAACCGGCATCTGTGAGACGCTGCTCTTTGTCTGCGTCATCGTTATACTCGCCGTCAATCACGCAGCAAATGTCATCAATGTCTGCGATGTCTTGATTGCTTGAATAGTCACGCAAGTAGTGTTCGACGAATGTCTGCTCATCGAAGTTGTAAGTCTCGTTCTGTGTCATAGCTGTGATGTTAGAATGTTGTACGCTGCACGGCGAGCGAAGTCAGTGTCTTCGCTGTCGTAGTAGTCGCAATCAAAGTAATCGTAAATCTCGCTGTCGGTTGTCTCGGCTGTGATGCGCTCGCCGTTGATGAGCGCAGAGAGACGATAACGGCCATAGCTGCTCGTGTGGCTTATCGTCATCTCGACATCGTTGTAAGTTGCGTATTTTGCCATATCGTTAATTTTGCGTTTTAGACGCAGTGATAGCGTCAAAGTTGTTAAGATGATTAGTTGCTCGTTTGAGTGAGTAAAGAGCGAGGAGACGCACGGAAATGCGCTCTCTCGCTCTTTCTCGCTGCTACGTCACGCTTACACTTCGAGCGTTTCAAGATTGAACTGCTCATCGAGGAAGCGCACCATTGCTCTGTTCTGTGGCATCAGTGACGGTATATCCATCGTGTTGGCTTTGTAAAGCTCGGTCGCTGCGTCGTACACGTCCCATGCAGTGATGATGCGCTTGTCATCGTAGCGAATGAGCATCTGCTCTGTGAAGTCACTTATCTGTGCTTGGTTGAGCGGATAGACACGGTTCTCGTGAATGCTCTTGTTGCGGCTGTCGCACTTCACGCGGATAGACGTGAGCATACCGATGAGCGTGAACATCTGCTGTGCGCTCACCTCAATCTGCTTCATGCGCTCAATCTTGGCACGCTCTGTCACGATGCGATGCTCTGCGTCGAAGAGCCACGACTTGACAGTCTGCATCACTTCTTCGAGCGTCACTTGCTGCGGTGAGCGACCGTTGCCACGTTCGCTGTAAGTAGAGATGTACTGCGTCGGGCAAAGCATACATTGATTGTGGCAAATCTTGACCATGTTGCCGAAGCCGACTTGTATTCCCTTTTGGTGGAAAGCGACTGCAAGATTGGTCGTGTAGCTCTCATCGTCCCAATTAGTGAGACGAATGTTTGCGAAGACACGGCGCAAGATGTGAGCTTCGACAGCTCGCTCGCCGTACTGCGCTTCGACTTGCGGCAAAAGCACGACACCGGGAGTGTTGCGGTCTCGGTTCTGCGCTGCGAACAAGTCGTACACTTCGACATCGTAGTGATGCTCTTGGCACATCTCGATGAGCTGTTGCAGCAGTGCGTAGTGATAGATGCCACGCAGTGGGTTGCCGTAGATGTCGTTCTCTTTGTGAGTGCGCTCTAACGTGTCAAGCGTGAGCGACTGCACTTTCTCTTTCTCGAAACTGAAAAATTTGTTATCTGTCATAGTTGCGTTGTTTTGTGTGGGCGGCTCTCGCCGATGAGCGATGCACCGCCCACGAGTTATTGATGATGTTAGTTGTTGTTATTGCTCTGTAAGTTCGTCTATTGAGTAAATCATTGCTTGATAGTGTTAAGAGTTAAACAGTTGCGTTAAAGATGCCCGTGTCGCCGATAGCACAGCCTCTAAACGTTATTAGTCAAATCTGTTCTGCGTTACGAAGTAACCATCAGGAATATCTACATCGTCTGGGATTCTGCCTAACCTATTCATCCAAAACTCGCGACATTCTTTGTCGTTCTCAACTAATTCTTTTATTTTGTTATCAGCTTCTTCAAGCGAATAGCATTCGGCATAATTGTAACGGCCGTCTGTCACGTACCATTTTTCTCTAAGTTTCATTCCGTTATAGTTAGTATTCATAAAACCGCTTAACCGTGATGCGTTAGGGCTAAATTGTCATTTTAGTTGTTATTGTTAGTTAATGCCCGTCAAGCCGATAGCACAGCGTGTTGTTGTTAGAGATACCAAATCATCAGTGCGGTTGTGTAAGGTGAGTTCTCGTTCTTGATAGAGAGCATCTCATCTGCGGTCTCTGTCTTGATGAAGCAGTAGCTGTCATTCACATCGACGTAGAGATAGAGAATTTTCTTGTCAACGAGAGCGATGCGCTCTTCTGTGCCGAAGTAACTTCTTGTGTCGGTGCCGTAGCAGTCAACGAGACCCCACACGCTGTTGTCAAGACCTTCACGATTGATTTGGTCGATTGCGTTGAAAATTTTCTGTGTCATATCAGTTGCGTTTTAATTGTTAGACATTCAATTTTTGCTTGTTATTAGTGACTGTAAGTACTAATTGCACCGCAAATATATAGGCTATTGCAGAAATAAGCAAGTTATAAAGCAAAAAAATGGAGATTTCACATGTTAAAATATGTTGTATTTCGGTAACTATTTGATTTACAAAAGAACGTCTTTTCCACAAAAACCATATTTTGGTACCTTACAAGTACCAAATCTAAAATTATTTGTCTATTTTTACACAAGTTTTTAAACTATCTTATATCACATGAATGCTAAATTACTGAAGGCTCTGTCAGAGCGATGCAAAGACATGGGACTTACAAGCAGGGCACTCGACGAGTTAACCGAAATCGGCTCGGAGGGTCTTGCAAACGATGCTTCAGATGAAGACATCGAAAAATCTGCGATTGCTCTCTCTCGTTATGCGAAGCTCACGCAAGCAGAGATTACTCGCAAAACGAGTGGCAAGCGCAACAAACAGTCATCATCAAACAATACACAATCGAGTAACGAGGGTGATGAGGGTGACAACACGACCGCTGCAAACGACATTCAAGCTATGATTGACGCTCGCTTCAAGAAGTATGATGAGCGTGTACTCGCTCTCGAAAGCGAGAACGCTGCTCTCAAAAAGCAGAAAGCGCAAGCAGAGCGCAGTGCAACGATTGCAGAGAAAGCCAAGAAGCTCGGCATTCCCGACTATCTTGTCAGACGTATGTCATTCGCAGATGATGCAGACATCGACAAGGAGCTTGAAGCCGTGCGTCAGGAAATGGTCAACGACAATCTCATGCCAAAGAGTGCAGCGCATGAGAGCGGCAAGATTGAAGAAGCGATGAAAGCAGATGCTAAATCGTGGGCGCAGTCGCTGCCGTCTGCAAACGCACAGCAGTAGTCGCAAGCTTGCACTCTAATTCACCTATTGTTTAACTCTTAATTCGCATCACATCATGGCTATCGAATTTAAGAAAACCGCTTATTCGGGTCGTTTTCCCGAATTTTGGCGTGGCGAAGCGAAGATTTTGCCCGGTGGCTTCAAGCCGGTGCAGAACTTTGCTAACGGTACTGTCGTGCGTCGTGGTACACCGCTGTTTGTTGACTTTGAGCAGCACAGCGCAGCCGTCTGCAAGACTGCTACGGTTCTCGACGGTGGCACTACGAGTGCTGTGCGTGTCGCAAAGGGACATCTGTTCCAAGTGGGCGATTACGTCACCAAGTACGGCGATGGCACTGCTACGAAGCTCATCAACGGCATCGACACCACGAATGCAGAGTATGACGTTCTGTCGCTGAACTCTGCTTACACCGGTCTCGTTGCTAATGACATCATCGTCGAGACAACCAAAGCAAAGGTTGACGGCGCAGAGACTTTCGCACCCAAGTATGAGCCAAACTTCGTCGCCGGCGCAGACAAAGAGTTCAACGGCAAGGGTCTGCCTGCTCTCGATGCTGCTTACGACGTTGTAGTGCTTTATCCTGCGCTCGCTTTTCCCATTCTCGCAGAGTGGCTCAACGGCGCAAATTGTCTGAAGTTGAACCCGAACATCTTGTTCATTAAACAGTAACAGCTATGCCGGAATTTGTTTTTAGCTCTATCTTTGGCGCACTCACGAAGAACGTGCAGCTGCGCTTCGACGCTGTGTCTGAACTGAACAAGCGTCTGTTTGACAATGTAATCTTTGAGGACTACATGACTTGGGACACACCGCAGATTGGTCTCACCTTTGAAGAGTTGATTGGTCAGTACAACATCAGTGTTGCAGCACCCACAATCGGCGACAGCTCGAAAGAAGCCATTCTCGGCACTAACGGTCTCGAAACTCTCTCGGAGAGCATTCTCGTACACGCTATCACGCTGCCGATGCCCATTAAAGACTATCGCAAAGTGCTTGCGCTGCTTGACAGCAAGAGCATTCCCGACAAGACGAAGGCGCAGCAGTTAGTTACGCTCATGTGGGGCAACGTCGAGACTGTTGTCAAGTCAGTACTCGGCAAGCTCGACCTCATCTTTTTGAAGGCTCTCTCTAACGAGGGTGTTTTCACTCTTGATGAGACTACGAACCCCGAAGGCGGTGTGCGTGGCACTATCTCGTTCAATCAGCCTGCCGACAACATCGCAACTGCGACAACCGCATGGACGAAGTCCAACATCGAGAGCGTTGACTGCTTCGGCGACATTCAAGAAGTCATCGACGCAGCGCAAGACAAGGTCGTATTCAGCGAAATTCTCTGCTCGCCGCAGCTCATCTCTTATATGTGCCGCTCGACGCTCATCAAGAAGATGATTTGGGGAAACGACAAGTCTGCACGCATCGTAATGCCGAAAGACTTGAACGCTTATATGCAAGAGAACGGCTACCCGCTGTTCAAGCCCATTCGCCGCACTGTGATGATACAAGACCACGGCAAGCGTACACCCTGCACACCGTGGAACGTGCAGAACATGGTCTTCGTGCCTGCCGGCAAGCTCGGTGTCGTGAAGAACGCTTTCACCAACAACGAGCTTAAACCCGAACCCGGTGTCGCATACAGCAACTACGGTCGCATTCGTGTGTCGCAGTGGGGTGTCGGCGAGACGCAGAACAGCAACGGTGTCGAGTTCACGAAAGCAGAGACTTTCGCTCTGCCCGTGATTACAGAGATGAACGGCATTTACACTCTTAAAACCAACTTCTCTGCATCGTGAACAATCTAACTGCATTGAAACGTCTGTGCAACGCTATTGCGAACACATTCTACCCGGACAACGGCACGCTTGAACTCGTGCTGTTCAATGCCGGTCTCGATGCGCAAGCTACGGCGCAGCCGAAAGACGTTGAAATCTTTCGGCTCGCTGTTCGGCTTGTCTTCGGCTACATTGAGCAGTCACGCAGCGAGAACGGTGTCTCAACGTCTGTGCGTGAAGACGCAATCAAAGAAAGTCTCGCAATGTGGTGCAACGAGTACGGTGTAGATGCAGATGAGATTATTCCCGACGCTTTGAGAGTAGTGCGTGACGGCACAAATCTGTGGTGACGCTATGAGAACGAATGGCACCCTGCAATATGCAATCATCGACGATGACGCTGTGACGTTGAACGAGTACGGCGAGCCGGTCGCTAACGAGCAATCGTGGAGCGAGCCGATTGACTGCTCAATCAATGTCAACAACGACAACCGTCTCGGTGCGTATGAAGACGGCGAGTTTCGCACTGCATCGTACACTGTACTCGTTGAGACGATGACGTTTGAACACAGCCGCATTCTGCTCACTCGTGACGGCATGTCGTTAGGCGAGCATCGTGTCATATCTGTTCAGCCGCTCTCGACAGTTGGCCGTGTGCAGATACTTGTGTAGCTATGTCGCAGAGCAAGCAATATCACAGCAAGTATAAAGGTGTACTCGTGTCGAGCTTTACGCTGAAGAAGTTTCAGTCAGCGATACAAAAGAAGCGAGATGAGCTTGTGCAAAAGCTTGCAGATGAATTGTCTTACATCGGCGAAGAGTGCGTCAAGATTGCTCGTGAAGTTGGCAATTATGGCGATGTCACCGGAAATCTGCGCAGCTCTATCGGTTACGAAGTGCTGTACAACGGAAAGCCGGTATACAGCGGTGCAGTGAAGCAGTACAAGGGCAAGAGTGGCAACGGCGAGAAAGGCGCACCGGCTGCACGAGCATTGCTCGACAAGCTCGCAGCAGAGTTTCCGTATGGTGTCGTGCTTATCGTCTGCGCCGGCATGAACTACGCTGCTTATGTCGAAGCGATACATCACAAAGACGTGCTATCAAGCGCACAGATGAGAGCAGAACAACTCATTCAAGAACTACTCGACGATTACAAGAACGCATGATGAAGACAGAGAAACAGATAGAGCGTGACTTTTACTTGCTCATCAAGCAGAGTAATCTCGGTGCCGCCATTCGTGGCTCAATCTATCGCAGCGAGATGCGCCCGGCCGATGCGACAAGTGAAGACATCATCGTCAAGTTTCTGTCGGGTATCGACGGGCAAGTGCAGCAGGGTGTAGTCATCTTGAACATCTACGTTCCTGACATCACGCTGCGCACAGACGGTCGCAAAGTCGAAGACAAAGAGCGTGTCGCAGAGATTGAAGCATTGGTCATCGACTTCATCGAGCATCACGGCTCGAACGAATATCTCATCGAAAGTGACTTGACACCGACATCAATGCTGAATGAAGAGTTGGAACAACATCTCATTTATGCGAGATTGAGATTTCAGAGATTATCAGTTTAACAACACATTAAAACACTACAACTATGTCGAAAATTGTAATGTCATGGTCGAAGTGCAAGATTGAAATCGGCAAGACCGGCGCAGATGATGCTATGGCTGTATCGCTGACAAACATCGGCACTATCAACGACAAATCAACAACGCTCGCGACTGAAGACGGCGAGACGTTGACAGCTACGGCAACCGGCGGCATCGTGGTTGCAGAAGAAGAGGGCGAGCCTACTGTTACGCTCACTACTCGCGTGAAAGAACCTACGTTCGAGCTTGAGACACTATTGACTGGCAACGCTGTCAGCGAAAACGAGCTTGTTGTCAAGACGAATGTCGTGAGCGATGACTTCAGCTTTAAACTGACACCGAAGAACATCGGTGCTATCGGTATCAAGGCACGTCGCACGCACGTTAGTTGGCGACCCGGAAGCAGCGAGGAAGAGGGTCACTATGTTGACATCACTTTCAAAATTCTCGCTTGCGCCGACGGCGAACTGTACAAGAAGTTCCGTGTAGCGGATTCCGATTGGGCATAAAGACTTTTGGTTTAGCAATCTGACGTGTGGAAAGACACCCCTCGCAGTTCGGTAGGTTAGAATTGCTCATAGCGAGATAGAGCAGCGGTAGCTCATTGCGCTCATAACGCAAAGGTCGCAGGTTCGAGTCCTGCTCTCGCCACACAGAACATCAATGACAGAGACTATGAGCAACGAAACAAGAACAGTTGAGCAGCGTGTTGCGTCGGCTATACTTGAACGCAAGCTCGCATCAATAGAGATAGACGGTGTGACGTATGACATCGCACCGCCTTCTGTTGGTACGCTAATACTCGTGAGCGAACTCGCATCGACATTGCCGGTGATACCAAGCGTAGAACACGACAAACAAGTCTATGCTGTGCTGCGCTTTGCGAAAGATTACAGAGCGATTGCAGACATCGCAGCGACGTTAATTCTCGGTGCTAATAATCTTACTCGAACCGAAGAGAAAACGCGCACAGAGCGCAAATGGTGGCTTTTTAAGCGCACTCGCAAAGTGAGTGTCACTATCGACGCACGAGCAGAGCTTGCCGACAAGATATTGCGCTACGTGTCGCCGTCAACGATGTTCAAAGTCATCGTCAAGCGTCTCGAAGATATGGAAGTCGGCTATTTTTTCGGCATTACCACTTCCCTAAACGAAGTAAACATACTGAAGCCGACAAAGGAAGTGGAGAAGTAAAAAATGACAGCATTTGGGCAACAGTACTTGGCATCGCTCGCATCTTCAATGTAACTGAAAAGTATGTACTCTATGAGATGAGCTATCTGAATGCTTTGATGTACAGTCGTGCGATGCCAATGCCGGGAGACGTGAGCGAGACAGGCGACAAGCCGCTCTACGATGATGCGCTTGATGCAAACAACCCACAGAATTTCGACAAGTTCAACGAAGAAACAATAACGGTATATGGCACAAAATAACAGCGACGGCACATTGAGCATTGGCACTGCGATAGACCTCACCGGCTTCGATGAGGGTGTTGAGCAGATGGTCGACCGCGTCAATCAAGCAGGTGACACAATCGAGCAGCAATCTGCTCGTATACAATCGTTGCTCACAGATGTGCCTGAGCTACATATCGACTTGTCAACAGTCGTTAACGACTTTGACAGTGCATTTGCGGAAATCGACCGTGTTGTCGATACAAACAACGTTGCAATCAAAGAGCTCGAAAGTGAATGGAAACGTCTTGCAGGTGAACAGAAGCAAGCGTTTGCAGCCGGTGACGACAAGAAAGCTGCGCAACTGCACGACGAAGCGAAAGCAGTGCGTGAGAACATCAATCTACGCAAGCAACTTGTCAGCGAAGCAGCGAAAACGGCCGACCAGCTGCGCACACTCGAACAGCAACACAAAGCTGATGCAGAAGCAACGAGACAAGACAACGAGCAAAAAAAGTCGTTGCGACAGACTATCAGAGAGCTGCAAGAAACGATGCAGCAATATGTGCTGTCTGGCGGGTCAGAAAAGAGCGACGAATACCGTCAAATGGCAGAAGAGCTTGGTCGTTTGCGTGATATACGAGGCGACATACAAGCGCAGGGAAGTGTCTTCGCCAACGATGAGAACCAAATAGCCGGTGTCATACAAGGCTTGTCGGGTCTGTCGGGCGCATTCAGTGCAGCACAAGGTGTAGTAGCTCTTTTTGGCGGCGAGAATGAGCATCTCAATCAGATAATGCTGCGAGTGCAAGCTCTCATGTCAATCACTATGGGTCTGCAACAGTTGCAGCAGACACTCAACAAAGACAGCACTTTCATGCTTGTTACGATGAACAAGCTGAAAGAAGTGTGGAACAAGCTCATGGGTGACGGCAACAAGGTCGAAGAAGAAGCCGTCGCAGTGAAAGAAGCCGACAACGCTGTCACAGAGCAGCAAGCAGTTGTGACCGGTGTCGAGACTGCTGCTGAAGAAGCCAACACTGCTGCAACTGAAATGGGAGCCACAGCCGACAAGTCGGCGGCAGCAGCAAAAGAGCTGTCAGCCGCATCGTCGGGCAAGCTCTCTATTGCAGAGTATGCGACTGCTGCGGCTACGAAAGCAGCGTCTCTCGCAATGAAAGGCTTCAAAATAGCACTCATCTCAACCGGTATCGGCGCAATCATTTGGGCATTGGGCGAAGTAATATCGCTATTTGTTGAGTGGGTCAGTGCGTCTGACGAAGCGACAGAAGCGCAAAAGCGGCAAGAAGAAATCACTGATGAGGGCGCGAAAGCGTATGCAAAAGCATATGCTAACGTGCAGCTCTACACAGACAGACTCAACAACTTTAACGGCACAAAGAAAGACGAAGAAAAACTTGTCAAGGCTTGTAATGAGCAGTTCGGCAAGGAAATGGGTTACTGCAAGTCTGTTGACGAGTGGAAACGTCGTCTGGCAGAGAAGAGCGCAGACTATTGCGAAGCTCTGCGTCTCGAGGCCGAAGCGCAGGCACTATTGAATGCATACACAGAAGCATATCTACTTGTTGTTAAAGCACGCAACAAAGCTGCGAGTGAGTACGGTCATTGGTATACAACAAAAGCAGGTGATGACGCAGAGAAAGCAAGGCAGGTCGCAAAGGCTGAAGCGGACCGGGATGCTATCATGTCGAAGTATCTCGAAAAAGCAAGAGCAGCCGAAGCTCTGCGACAGAGGTCTGAATTGGGCGGTCACTCTGACCCAAGCAGCGGTCATGCCGGAAGCAGCGTCAGTGTCGGTCGCAATCGTGCCGGGAGCGGCGTCAGTAGCGCACCAACATTTGACGTGAGAGCAGCTGCACGTGCTGAGCGCAAAGCGACGCAAGAATGGACTAATGCAGCAATTGCGTTCCGTAGAGACGCTTACTCAAAACTTGCAGACTATGATATAGAAAAAAATAACGAAGCAACATCAAAAGAGATAAATCAGATAGCACTCGACACACAACGCAAAATAGATGCATGGGAAGAGCAGTTCACACAGCTTGCAAAAGCATACATCAAGTATCGACACGACACGTTTATGTCTAAGAATGGCGCGAATGAAGACAGATGGGAGGACTATGCAAAGAAGCATGGGTTTGACAACGTCGACAATGTCATAGCAATGCTGAAAGACGCGAATGGGAAATACGCTGACGTGGCCAAGGACTATGAAGATGTGCGACTCGCTATCATTGAAGACGGCAATCGTCGTGAGCGTGAAGTGCGTCAGAAACATTATGCACAGCTCGTTGAAGACTATGGCGGCTTCGAGCAACGGTTGTTGGCTATGCAGATACACGAGGCTGAAGCAATCAAATTTCTGCCCGATGAGTTTGTTCGGAATGCAGGCAAAATCTTTGATGAGCGGCAGGGCGAGCTCGTTGCATCAGAGCTTAAAAAGCGTCTTAATTGGGACGAAGTGTTTAGCGGTTTAGACAATGCATCTGTAGCATCTCTTGAAGTGATGATAGAGCGCACACAGAAAGAGCTTAAATCGTTAGGTGGTCTCATGACAGAGGCTCAACGCAAAGAGTTTAGTGATGCTATCGAAAAAATGCAAGATGAGATAGCTAATCGCAATCCATTCATTCAAATACATAAGTCGCTTAAAGATGTAAAGAGTGCACAGCAGGAAGTCACGCAAGCTATGCACGCGTACGAAGAAGCGCAAAAAGGTGTGCATGGGTGGCAAAATCTGTACAATGCTGCACTTGACTATCAGAAAAAGCTCGAAATAGAAATTTCGAATGGAGAACGTGCAGAAGATGACCCTGCTTATCTGCGACAGAAAGAAGTCGTTCTCAAAATGCAGCAAGGTCTCAACGCTGCTCGTGAGAAAGAGACAAACGCTTTCACGAAGCTCATCAACGCACAAAATAAAGCGTCGCAGTCGTACAAGAACTTCGCTACCGGCTTAAAGAATGCCGGTGCGCTAATGGATAACGTCGGCGAGAAAGCGCAAAATCTCGCAGCGTGCTTCAGCGATGACATCGCCGACAGCATCGGTCTCGCTCTCGACACTATGGATAACATCGTCGAAGCAGCAGATGTCGCAATCAACGCTATCAGCGAACTCGGCAAGAAAGCCTCAAAGGGTGTTGAGACAGCGGTTGACGCAACATCGCAGGGAATGAAAGCATCGGGTCAAGCCGGAGCGAAAGCGATGTCAACAATGGAGAAAGCGTCAGCGATACTCGCAATCATCTCGGCTGCTATGCAAGTGGCGACGGCAATCATCAACTTGTTCAACAACGACAGCGCACACGAGAAAGAGATTGAAGCATTGCAACGACGCATCGACCAGCTGCAATGGGAGCTTGACAATGCCGACACTGTGCGCTTGCAGAACAATCTCGGCGATGCGCTTGAACGTGTGCGCAACACTTATGCGTCAATCTACAACGAGCTGCTGCGTCTGCATCAGCAAGAAATGGCGAGCGGCAACTTCTTCGCGCGCATTGCTATCACGCAGCAGATGCAGACCGACGCTTGGCGGCGCAGCGTAGAGAAACTCGCAGACGCTTATGCCGGCGCAGCATATACAGCCGACAAAGCTCTCGGCAGCGAGCGTTACACGAGCGCACGCAAGCAGCTTGAAAATCTCGCAGAGCAGCAGACGCTTGTCTATCGTCAAATGCAAGAAGAGGAAGCGAAGAAGAAGACCGACCGCTCGAAAGTCGATGACTACAAGCGACAGATTGCAGAGCTCGCGCAAGAGATGACCGACATTATGAACGATGCGCTTGAAGAAATCATCGGCAACACGGCCGCAGACTTGGCAAGCGAGCTTGGTGACGCTTTCTTTGACGCTTGCGCAAGCGGTGAAGACGCTCTCGAAGCGTGGCACACGAAAGCGAAAGATGTCGTGCGTGACATCACGAAACGAATGCTCATCTCGAAATTTCTCGAAGAGCCGCTCGGCAAAATCTTCGACAAGTACAAGACACGTTGGTTCGGCGATGACGGACGTTTTCGGGGTATAGAAAACGTCATCAACTCGATGAACGACTTCAGCGCAGACATCGACGCAGTGGGCGACAGCTTCAACGACATCTTCAATCAGTTGCCCGACCAAATGAAAGAGATGATTACCGACACAGCAGAGCGCAAAGGGACACAAGGCGGCATTGCAACTGCATCACAAGACAGCGTAGATGAGAACAACGCACGTCTCACGACTATACAAGGACACACTTACACTATTATGCAAGCCGTGCAAGAGATTAACACTACAAGCAACGCTATACTCGACCGCTTGACTGGCATTGAGCGTCACACGAGCGATGCGAGCTCACAGCTCGCAACGATGCAGCAGCGTGTTCGCAACATCGAGAGTGCGATTGATGACATCAACACAAAAGGACTGAAAGTAAGATGAACATGAACAAACTCATTTCACAGATACACGAAGACGCACAGCAACTCGGTGCGTGCGCTCGCTTCAAGGGTGACGAAACGCTTGAAGAGCTCATATCGTTGTTCTACTCGCCACAAGGACGCGAGTTCTGCATGACACATGAGTTCCCAAGTCTTGACGTATTACGCAAATTTAGAAAGTATGACATCGGACAGTACGGAATTTATATCGATGCTGGTGTAATTCGTTTGCGTGAGCGTGTAAATCTGTTCTTGATAGGCAATACTACTGCAAGCGTCACATGCTCGCAGACAAAACGCTACGTCGTCTATTTGATGCACGGCGCACATGCTCGCATCGAAGCTCATGACTATGCTGTTGTACATGTAGAGCGCGACGATGCATCGAGCGTAAGTGTGGAACTATATGACAACGCACGAGAGATATGACACGCTCGCAGTACGGCAAATTGCTCATCGACGGTCAAGACGCATTCGCTGACTACGGTCTGTTCGTCGAGCATGGCGGCTTCAAGTCGCTCGTGCAGATGCCGTCTTTCAAGGCTATCGACAAAACAGATTGGCCGGAGGAAGACGGCGAAGAGTACGACCTCGCTGCGCCGGTGCTGCAAGCGCAAAGCGTGCAGTTGCAGTTCGTCATCTTGAATGTGCGCTACGCTGAAGACTTGTTCGATGAGCTGTCAAACGGAGCATATCACACGTTCTACTTTGCCGACTTGAAGCGCACTTATCGTCTGCGAATGACATCTAACGGCACGTTCTCGCAGAACGTCGTGTTGGGCAAGCTCACGCTCACGTTCAACAACGACTTCCCGGTAGTGCCAACAGCAGAGCCGTATCGTCACGGTGCAAGTGATGTCAAGCAGTTCGGTTACGAACTTGACAACATAGATTTCTCGCAGTTCGGCGCATTCGTGCTGAAAGGTAGTGACGATGCGCTGCGCAAAGCAGCCAACGTCAAGAAAGCACTCACGATTGATGTCAAGTCGCAGGGCGGTGTCATCTACGACGATGACAGCGTGCGTTTCGCATCGAAAGACGTGCAGTTGAAGCTGCTCATCAACGCACAGAACATTGATGAGTTTTGGCGACGCTACGACGCTCTGTTTGCCGTACTGCTGCAAGCAGATGAGCGCACGTTCTACTTTGACGCTCTCGGCAACGAGTACGATTGCTTCTATAAGTCGAGTAGCGTGTCAAAGTTTGAGATATTGCATAACAATCATGTGTGGTGCGAGTTTTCTGTAACGCTCACTTTCACATCGTGGCGACCCGTCGGGCAATATATGCTGCTCGCTACTGAAGATTATGATTGGGTCATCACAGAAGACAGCACAGAGAGCGATTACACTCGCATACGCATTCGCCCGAAGCGTGGCATTATGCTCATCGTCACAGAAGACGGCGAGTATCTCATCACAGAAGACGATTACAAAATATATTCTAACAGTTAACAACACTTTACACTATGGCAGATTTGAAAAAACGTGTATCAGAGCTACCGTCAAGCACCGACATTGACGGTCTTGTCGTACTCGGTACGACTGCAACGAACGAGAGTGTGAAAGTGCCGTTGAAGCAAGTGTTGCAAGCGACAGAGCCAACTGCGCTCGAAAGTGTGCGACAGACTGCCAACAATGCTGCGAGCGCAGCAGCAGCAGCGCAGCAGACCGCTAACACGGCTGTTGGCAAGGCTGACGCAGCGCAATCGGCTGTTGACAATCTCGCAGCGACGAAAGGTCAAGCGAGCGGTATCGCATCACTCGACACAGAGGGCAAAGTGCCGCAGTCGCAGTTGCCCGACACACCGCAGTATGACGATGTGTTGGAGTTTGCCGGCATTCTCGACACGGCGACCATTCGCAGCGAAAAGAGTAGCGCAAAGTCAACTGACAGCAACGCACAAGTGTTCTTCGTCACGCAGACACAGCAGTTCGTCATCGGTGTGCGCACAGATGTTCTCTACTCTGCGCTCGTGCAGAACAACAGCGGCTTGCTTCAAGCACCGGCGGTTGGTGAAGCTGCGTCACGACTAACAGACGCACAAGTGCAACAAGCAATCGCATTGAGCGAGTTCTCGACACTTTACACATTCTACAACGATTGGGAAGACCGTGATTTGTTTGCTGACAGCAATCTCGTGCCGCTCTCGAACAAAATCTTCACTTGCACATCGACGAATGTCATCTACTACTACAAGAGCAGCGAGAGCGCACTCACCGCAATCGGCAAAGACAGCAGCGCAGACATCGCAGCTATGCAGAGCGACATCACAAAGTTGCAGGGCGATGTCACGGGCTTAAAGAGCGTGCGTCTGTTCTTCAACGGCAATGCGCTTCTCGGTCGTGACAGCGTGATTGAGCTTGCGTCATTCGCAGAGCTTACGAGCGGCGAAGCATACACCGACATTCGCAAGAGTGGCGCAGTTTTCTCGCTGCTCACGTCGAAAGGTTGGAAACAATATCAGTATGACGGCGGCACATGGACTGACACCGCTAATTGGCATGAAGCCGGCGGTTCTGCTATCGTTGGCAACTGCTTCAACGTCACTGTGAGCGAGCCGCTCGAACAAGGCTACTACACGCTCGCACAAGCAATCAACGTCGCTTATCGTCGTGGCTACACGCTCGTAGGTATTCAAATCACGTTCTCTATCGCTGAAGGCTCGTGGAAGACGTATCAGTACATCGGCGCAAACACGACCGAAACCAACTTCAAGAACGAAGCTAATTGGCTCGACCTCGCCGGCATGAGCGCAGGTGATGAGAGCGTCATCAACATCAACTCGAAGTGCGGCGAGCCGACAATCACAGACCATTACACGCTAACGTCTGCGCTCGCAGCATTGCAGTCGCACGAGACAACGAGCGGCATCACCTACGCAAAGCTCGGTCTCATCATCACTTATCGCAACAAAGTTGACGGTCAATTCGTGTGGGAAGTCAAGCAGTTTGTCGGTGAAGTCATCGGCGACTTCTACTCGCACCCGGAGCTGTGGCGAGACATCGCCGGCGGTGGTTCATCAGTCGAAACGAGCGACGAGCCGGAAGAAAACGGCAAAGACGCATTCTCAACCGGCGGTGCTTACACGCACATTCCGTCTGACTTGCGCATCGACACGAGCGAAGAGGGCATTGTCAAAGTCGCTCTCATCGGTCGCAATAGCGATGTCATCGGCGATGAGCATCAGTTTGCTGTCGGCACCGGGAGCGGTGACAGCGGCGGCACAATCGTTACTATCGAAGCGAACAACACCTACACAAAAGCCGGTGGCGATGTCATACTCTCTGCTCGCATCTCATCTGTGACAAAGCGCAGCGGTCAAGCGGACATCGTGAACGACATCGAGAGTGTTGAGCTGTACGACCGTGACACTAATCAGCTGCTCGAAACGTACACCAATTTGCAGACGTATTACAACGCATCGACCGGCTACTATGACTTCAATCTTGCGTCATATTTCACGCAAGCTGCGTCACGTCGTTTCCGTCTCATCGCATACGACAACACCGACCACAGCGCATCACGCAATGTGACTGTTGTAGCTGTTGACGTGACTATTCGCAGCGAGCAGACGCTTGCTTACAGCGCATCAACGGTTCTCTATGTCGGTGGCGCATCAAGTCGCTCATTGCCGATGTATAGCTTCCCGAACAACGCATCACCGCAGGGCATTCGCTGCATCACTGAAATCTACATTGACGGCGCATGGCGCACGCTCGCTGAAGCTATCGTGACTGACACAAGCTCGCACAGCGTCGCAATCAACCCGACTAACTGTCTCGGCTATGCGCTCACGCACGGCTCGTATGCGCTGCGCATTCACGGTGTAGATGTCGCATCAGGTGTTGTCGGCAACTATCTGCACACGTCTGTTATGTGCGTCGATGTCAACGACACGACACCTATCATCGTCACTCGTTGGCTTTCTGACGCTGCGACCGCCAACGTGAAGCAGTACGAGACTATATCGCTCGACTTCGCCGCTTACAACCCGACAGCAACGAGTATGAATGTCGAGATTGTTGAGCTGAAGAACAACGTCGAGACAGTCAAGCGCACAGCTACTGCGCAGCGTGGTACAACGTACACTTACACGCAACGTGTGACAGACTACGACAGCGAAAACACTATCACGATAGAGCTGTTCGCTCGCAATTCATCTATCGTGTCGCAGACAGCGACCTTTGAGATTAACGACACGCTGCTGCGCATCTCGGCATTCACCGATATGCAAGAAGTTGACATTGACTTTGCGTCACGCAGCAACGACGATGCCGACAAGACGATTGAGAGCAACGGACACGTTCTCACGCTCAACGGCTGCACATGGCGCACAACCGGTTTCGTGCGTGACAGCTTCGGCACTGCGCAGTACAACACAGAGGGCGACACCGGCATTATGGCTCTGCGCATCGCAGAGAACGTCACCGGCACGCTTGACTATGCGCCGTTCAATGTCGCAGCTATCGAGACAAATGGTATGGCCATTCAGTTCCGCATTCGCACAAAGCACATCGCTAACGATGATGCTGTGTTGATGTCGTGTATCAGCGGCGGCAAAGGTTTCTACGTCACCGGCAAGAAAGTCGTTCTCACGTTTGACAATGAGCAGACCGTAGCTCACACGATTGACGCTGCTCTGAAAGAAGATGCGATTACAGATGTCGCTATCGTCATCGAGCCGTCAACCGGCAGTCGTTCAACTGCGCCATACAGCGGTATCGGCATTGCGAAAATCTACTTCGACGGCGAGCTTATAGGTGCGTGCTACTACGACAGCGGCACACTCACACGTCACGCAACGAAAATCACGTTTGATGGCTCGCAAGCTGACTTGTATCTCTACGACATCAAAGCGTGGGAGACGTTCTACGCATTCGAGCAGTCGTTCTACAACTATCTGCTTATGCTGACTGACACCGACACGATGATTGCAGAGTACACTTTTAACGACGTGTTCGCATCGCAGAGCGCAGAGGGTGTTGTCGGCAACAGACCGCAACGCACGGCTCTCTACAATGAGAAAATGCCATACTTCGTGCTGTGCAAGAACGCTGACACGTCGAACATCGACAGCAACTATCCCGAATATCTTGAAACGCTTGACGGCGACAAGAAGACAACTGCGACACTTGACGTGTACGCATTCTTCCCCGACCGCCCATATCAAGACTTCAAAGCGATAGCTGCGGTTGTATCAAATCAAGGTACAACATCGTCGTGGCGACCAGTCAAGAACATCAAGATGAAGTTCAAGAAAGCGACACTCTCGCTGCTGCGCACTCGTGAAGAGTGTGTCGCTCTCGGCTATGACGGTGCGCTATATGATGAGTGCGCTCGCAACGCTGCAAAGCACAAGGTGCAAATTCTTGATACATCTGTGCCGACAAACATCATCACGGTGAAAGTCGATTACAGCGAGAGTGGCGGTGCTAACAACGGCGCATCAACCAACTTGTTCAACGACTTGCAGCGTGAGCTTGGCTCAAACTATCGCACACCGGCGCAGAACGCTTACATAGCGAAGAACAACGACACACCGCCGTACACGCTCAACACGTCTATCGACAGCATTCCAGTCGCATTCTTCCGCACTGACAAGTACTGCGCAGACGCAACATCGTATCTGCAAGGCTACTTTCATGCAAAGGGTAATTGGAACCAGGACAAAGGCGATGCAGCGGTCTTCGGCTTCGAGAATGTTGACGGCTACAATGACGGCGCACTCAACTACGGCGACTTCTACGAGCTTATAGCAGCTCGCAATCAGTCGCTCGCAGACTTCTACGCACAACAAGACACATCGACGTGGGAGTTCCCGATTGATGAGAAAGACGCATCGAAAGGCAACTTCAATGTTGTGGTACTTTCGGAGTTCTGTGGCGCAGAGCATCGTGTGTTCCGCCGTGCGGACAACAACAGCGCATGGCAAGAGACAACCGGCACTGTGACCTGCACGAATGGTGTGTGGCGCATCACGGGCGATGTCGTGAATTGGGTTGAGAACTACGAGCTGCGCACTTATAGCGGTCTCGATTGGTTTCAAGGTGTCAACAGTGTTGACGATATGCTCAAACCCGGTGCAGACGGCAAACCGATTTGGCTCACACACTTTGAGAGCCGCTATCCCGATGACGATGCGCTGAATGCCGCTTACGAAGACGGTCGCAAAGTGCCGTATCGTCTCTATGAGTGGTTGAAGTGGTGCCAGTTCTGCAATCAGCATCTCACAGAAGACGCTGCTCACAACAGCGAGACGATAGAGATTGAGAACGAAGACGGCACAACGTCAATCGTCGAGAAGTACCCCGGTGGCACGAATGCGCCGACAACAATCACGATTGACGGTGTAGAAGTACCCGGCACGAAAGCTAACCGTCTGCTCAAATTCAAGCGTGAGCTGCACAAGGTGGCAAATGTCTATTCGATGATTTGCTATCACGTCTTCACTGACTACATCGCAGCAGTTGACCAACGAAGTAAAAATATGATGGTCGGCTTCTATCTTGACACAGACTTGCAGTGCAGAATGTATCTCAATCACTTGTATGACGGTGATACTATTCTCGGCTCTGACAACGACTGCGGACTGACTATTCCGGCAGAGCTTGACCCGAACAACGACCCCCACGGCTACTATCAAGGTCACGACAGCGTGCTATTCACGCAGCTCGCTAATAGTGACTATCTGTGGCTCGTTGACTACACGAGCGACAGCGACACGAGCGATGTGACGAAGACAACGACAGTAGCACGCATCGCAGCCGTTATGCGCTCGTTTAGATTAGGCGACAATCTGCGCCCATTCTCGCCTGAAGGCATCGAGAAATATTGGATTAAAGACCGCTTATCAAAGTGGCCGAAGCTCGTGTCATCATTTGACGGTATGCGCAAGTACATCACACGCTCGACAGCGCAAAGCAATTACTTCTATGCGCTGCACGGTCTCTCTATTCAGCGACTGCAAGAGTATGTGAAGACACGCTTCTTGTATCGTGACGGCTTCTATCAGTGCGGTGACATCTTGACGAAAGCAGCGCAATTCCGTGCTGTCGGCACGAACATCACTGTCACTATCAAAGCAGCGAAAGACGGCTACTTTGCGCTATCGGCAGACGGCACAATCAAAGACAGTGTTTCGCTGCAAGCAGGGCAATCTTACACGCTGCGCTCGTATGAGACTAACACCGGCAGCGGCACGATGCTCTATATCTATGGCGCAGACCGCATCAGAGAGCTGAACATTCGCAACGCTACGCCGAAGTCGCAGGGTTGGAACATCTCTGAAGCAATCTTGTTGCAGAAGCTCTACATTGGCGGTGACAACTACACACCGGCGACCAACAACGGTGATGAGCTGTCGGCTCTCAATCTCGGTCAGCTTCCGTTCTTGACAGAGCTTGACATTCGCAACACGACAATTACGAGCGTCAATGCACAGTATTGCCCACGATTGCAGAGCATTCTCGCAAGCGGTTCTCGCTCACGTCTGCGCACGCTCACGCTCGCAGAGACATCGCCTATCTCAACGCTCACGTTACCGGCGACGATGACAAGCATCTCGTTCGGCAATTTGCCAAATCTCGCCTACCCGAATGGCGGTCTCACGATTGACGGCTTGTCGAACATCGCAAGTCTCACACTTTTCGGCTGCAAGAACATCAACACAGCGACATTGCTCACTAACATCGTCGCAGCCGGTGGTCTCGGCAATGGTAGCGAAGTATTCGTCACCGACATCGACATGACAGCATCTGTTGAAATCTTGCAGACGCTCATGGAGAACGGTGTCAAGGGCATCGGCACAGAGCTTGACAACGCTTGTGACGGCTTGCGTGGCACATGGTTGCTCACAGAACTTGTCGAAGATAATGAGTTGAGCGCACTGCAAAACTACTACCCGGAGCTGACAATTCACAATGCGCAGTTTACGGGAGTGATGTTCAACGACACTATCGCTGACCCGATGAACATGACTAATCTCGACAACGGCACGAGCGGTGAAGACTATGAGCCAAGCGGTCACATCTTGCGCATTCGTGCAGGTCTTATCCCGGTCTTTGGCAAGCTCAACACAACGACCGGCAAGTTCGAGTGTGTGCCGGTAAGCGAAGAGGACTACAAGTATCTCAAAGGTGAGAGCGAGATGTTCGACTACACAGACCAGGGCGGCTCGAAGAAAGACGTGATGATGCGTGCGCCACGTTGTTGGTACAAAGGTGTCAACGATTTCAAGACGCAAAAGAAGTACATCTTTTGGAGTTCGCAGCACGATGAGCCGCTCTCTACTGCTCACGTCGTGCGTCGTGCAACGCTCTCAACGCTGACATCGTATGCAGACACAGCAGTTAAGACACAAGCTGTGACTATCGGTGTATCTACGATTGACAGTGCAGGTGTACTCGGCAGCGAGACAACATTCTCGGCTTATCGCTACGACAATCTCGCCGGTATGAAGCAAGTGCGCTTCCCTGCTGTCAACAGCGGCGAGAATGGTGCAGTCTTCTTGAACGAGCAGGGCATCATTATCGGCATCTTCAACATGGACGTGTCAGCGAGCGATATGCAAGTGGGCGATTACGTCTTCTGTGACGTGCCGGTCGGTGCTGTCTCAATCGTCTTCACTGCGCCGACATCAAGCGCAGCAGACGAACTCATTGCGGTTGATAGCAGCGAGATTGAAGCTATCGAACCCGATTGGGTGCTTAACGAAGAGTGGCTCTGCGGTGTTTACGAAGCGTCGATTGACGGTCAAACTAATCTGCGCTCTCTGTCGGGTGTCGCAGTCAAGGTCGGCAACGGCACGTCTCGCACTAACACGAATTGGTCTTATGATGAGAACGGCAGACCGACGAACACACCGTCAACGACTATCAACTACACTTGCAAGGACTTTATGAACTTGGCGATGCGTCGTGGCGCAGGCTATCAGCTCATCGACTATGAAATGAGCAAATTTGTCGCTATCTTGTTCTACTGTTACACCGGCTCTCGTGATGCACAAGACTTGTGCGGCTTCGGGCAAGGTGCAGGCGGCAACACCGGCAGCAAAGACAGTCTCGGCAACGCTAACAGTGTGCGTGGCAACTCTAACAACGGCAACAAGGTTCTCGGTTTCGAGAACTTCATGGGCTGCACTTACGAGTGGATGGACAATGTTGCGATGAACGTGTCATCGTATCGTGACTTCTTACTTGCTCATTGCGAGCAAGGGTCATACCCAACTGACAACAGTTATCACATTTACGACCCATTGACGCAGACAGAGCGTGTTGTCAAGAGCATACAGATGAATGCAGAGATTGCTCGTGTTCGTCATGGCCGCTACTGTGACATCATTGCAAGCAAAGCGTATAGTGACAGCAATTATGCTACTTACTACGCTGACAGTGCATATCATGTCGGTTCAAGTGGTCGTGTGGTCGGTCGTGCCAACAACAACTCGCATGCGGGCGGCGGTCTCGCCTTTGCGTATGCGTTCTTCGCATCGTCGGGCTCGGGCGGCTACAACGGCTCTCGGCTCGCCTTCAGAGGCGTTATCTCGTTGAGCGACCCGACAAGCGAATAAAGCGTGAAAGCGCAGAGCGAGGGCGACGATTTTTCGTCGCCGCTCGCTCTCGTTAACACGAAAAGCGTAAAACGGTAGAGTGTCTCAAAGGTCGTGTGGTCGGTCGTGCCAACAACAACTCGAATGCGAACGGCGGTCTCGCCTATGCGAATGCGAACAACGCATCGTCGAACTCGAACGGCAACAACGGCTCTCGGCTCGCAAACAGTCAAAGCATCACAAATCGTCTCTACGGCACAGCGCACGAGATGCGCACAGCAGAGGGCGAGAGACACGAGCCGCAGTAACAGCGAAACATTCAAATGTTGACAAAACTTGAATGTTTTGGAAAACTGAAAAATCACGAACACGCAGAGAGATTGGTAGGTTAACTCTCGAACATCTCGGCTGCGAGGAACTGAAGGCATAATAACAATGAAACGCATCGGCTACGTCATAGAAGAAATCATTGAGCAGAGCAACCTCGACAACTCTTTCGATACTGTGCTGCGTGGTAATCACCGCAAGCGATTGAGAGAGGGCAAGTGGCTACTCGCACATCGTCGAGAGTTTCTTGACAAGCTGCGAGAGCGCATCATAGCGGCTGACTTGTTGAAGTATATGCGCTTTCACCCGAAGCTTGTGTATGAGGGCGCAAAGTGGCGCAACATACAAGTATTCCCGATGTCGGCTCGCATTGCTATCAATGCCGTGATGTCGGTCGTTGACCGTCATCTGAAACAACGCTTCATTCGTACTACCGGCGCATCAATCAAAGGTCGTGGTCTGCACGACTTGAAGCACTACATCGAGCGAGACATAGCTAACGACCCAATCGGCACACGCTATGTCTATAAGTTCGACATTCGCAAGTTCTACGAGAGTGTCAAGCAAGATTACATCAAGTATTGTGTGCGACGTGTGTTCAAAGACAAACGACTAATCAAGCTGCTTGATGACTTCGTGTCGCTGCTCGACAGCGGCATATCAATGGGAATGCGCTCTTCGCAAGGTCTCGGAAATCTGTTGCTCTCAACGTATCTTGACCACTACTTGAAAGACCGCTTCGCAGTGCGCTACTACTATCGCTATTGCGATGACGGTGTTATTCTCGCAGGTGACAAGCGTACTCTGTGGCGCATTCGTGACATCGTGCATGAGTGCGCAGCACGCTGCGAGTTGCACGTCAAAGATAGCGAGAGCGTGTTCCCGATTGAGCAGGGCATTGACTTTCTCGGTTTTGTCATCACACCGACACACTCACGACTGCGCAAGCGTGTCAAGAAAGCATTCGCACGCAAGCTGAAGCGAGTGAAGTCACGCAAGCGCAGAGTTGAAATCATAGGCTCGTTCTATGGACTTGCGAAACATGGCAACTGCCGTAATTTAATGAAGACATTACTAACAAGAAAAGAAATGAACAAGTTTAGCGAACTCGGTGTAACTTACACACCGCCTGACGGAAAGAAACGATTTCTCGGTAAAACTGTGCGGCTCGGCTCAATCGTCAACAGTCTTATCGAGATATATGACTACGAGCGAGACATCAAGACTGCGCACGGTACAGACCGCTACGTTGTTCAGTTTCGCTACCCGGACACTCACGAGTACGGCAAATTCTTTACAGCAAGTGAAGAAATGAAGTCGATACTCGACCAAATAGCAGAGAAAGGCGCATTTCCTTTCGAGACAATCATCAGAAGCGAGTGCTTTGACGGTAACAAATATAAATATATCTTCACATGATTACATCAGACTTTTTCAAGGTTTACGGCGCAGAGAGCCGTGAAGACGCTCTCATCAAGCTGCGCAGCAACAAGTATCTTATCGTGTTTGGCTTCTTCACTGACAGTGACGGCTCGTATCGTTGGCGCAAGCAGTACGACCACAAGCCGACGCTCGCAGAGCTGAAGAACGACATCAACACTCTCATCAATGCGATGACAGATGAAACTATCTTGACCGGCTTTGAGTGGAACAACAAGCCGGTGTGGCTCTCGCAAGAGAACCAAATCAACTTCAAAGCGGCTTACGATTTGGCGGTGCAGACCGACGGCGCAATCTTGCCTATCAAGTTTAAGCTCGGCGAAGACAGCGACGGCAACCCGGTCTATCACACGTTCACGTCGCTCAACGCTTTCACTGACTTCTACACGAAAGCTGTCGCATTCATCACAGCTGCGCTCAATGCAGGGTGGCAGCAGAAAGATAGTGTCGATTACTCTGTTTTCAACTGCGATGAGTAACGGCTGTGGGTGCGAGCGTGGCTTGCTGCGGTACATCAAGCCGCCATACGCAAAGCGATATTATGTGCCGTGCGTGATACACGATGACGCTTACGAGCGTGGCGGTGATGAGAGCGCACGCAAAGAAGCAGACATCACTCTGTTTCACAATATGCAACGTGTGTCACGCTCGCACTCTCGTATGCCGTTAACGCTCGTATGGCTCACGCTCATTGCGCTGCTCTATTATGCGAGTGTCAGATTATTTGGTCGTTTTTATTTCACATATCACGAATGATTACACTACATTTTAATTCTACAACACTTGACGTGCAAGAGAATGACAGCTCGTATCTCTATCGCTCGCTGCAAAACAAACCGCAGCTCGTGCTGAAGTTCTCGCTCACGAGCTACGTTGACATTCCCGTCGGCACAACGTGCAGCTACAAGGGTGTGCAATATACGCTGTGGACTGCGCCCACAATAAAAAAACAAGGCACTCGCAATATTGAGTACACGATGACGCTATGCACAGACCAAGAGCTGCTATCGCACTACAAGCTGCGCAACACTGTTGACCGTCGCTTGAAGTGGTCAATGTGCGCACGACCGCACGAGTTTGCGCAAGAGATAGTCAACAATCTCAACGCTCGTGCCGGCAGTGAGCTGTGGCACGTCGGCACTTGTCTCGAAAGCACAGAAAGAACAATCGAGTTCAATCACACGACGATAGCCGAAGCGGTGTCGCAAGTCGCAACAACTTTCGAGACTGAATGGGAGATTGACAACTACACGCTCTCGTTCAAGAAAGTTGAGTACAACAAAGACAACCCGATTGAGCTGTCTTACGGCAAAGGTAACGGCTTCGTTCCGGGTGTCGGTCGGGCAGCGGTCAATGACAAGCCGCCGATTGACATTCTGTTCGTCGAGGGTAGTGACAGAAACATCGACCGCTCGAAATACGGCGCCAAAACGCTCTTGCTGCCCAAGTCACAGACTTTGCAATATGACGGCGAACACTTCGAGAGTGATGCAGATTTCGACAGCACGAAAGCAAAGACGTATGTCACAGATGCAGATGGTTACTCTGTGCAACGTGTCGGCAACTCTCGCACAACTCGCTACGAAGAGAGCCTCGACTGCTCAGAAATTTACCCGTCGCGCATTGGCAGTGTGACTAAAGTCGAAGTTGTCAACGAAAGTAAGAACTTCTACGACATCATCGACAGCTCTATACCGGCATCGCTCAATTACAATAATTACATCATCGGCGATGATAGAATGACGCTTATATTTCAGAGCGGTATGCTTGCTGGGCGCGAATTTGAGATACAATACAAGCACAGCGAGCGACGCTTTCGTCTCGTTCCTGACACATTTGACGATGTTGTGATGCCGGGTGGCGTGTTCTTGCCTGCTGTAGGTGACAAGTACGCAATCTTCGGCTGTATGCTGCCCGATGAGTACATCTGCGACAACGACAGCAAGACCGGCGCATCGTGGGACATGATGCGCGAAGCGGTGCGTTATCTCTACGAACACGAAGACCAAGAGTTCACGTTCACCGGCACGCTGCAAGCGAAATGGGCGAGAGATAATTGGCTCGCAATAGGCGGTCGGCTCAAAGTCGGCGGTTACGTTCTGTTCAGCGACACGCAGTTTGCGCCCGACGGTGTGCTTATACGCATCACCGGCATCAAAGAGTTCTTGACTTCGCCGTATTCAATCACGCTCGAAATCTCTAACTCAACGCAGGGCGGCGGCTTCAGCTCTACGATGCGCAATCTTGAAGGTCTCGAAGTAGTGATTGACGATACGAAGCAACAGCTTGTGCAGTACACAAAGCGCAGATTTCGAGACGCACAAGAAACGATGTCGATGCTCGAAAACTCGCTGCTTGATTATGCTAACAGCATCAACCCAATCACTGTTCAAACGATGAGCGCGCTCATCGGTGACGAAAGTCTGCAATTTCGCTTCATAAGGTCTCGAGACAATGCAACAGTCGTTGACAACGTGGTTAACTATGATGCGTCGATACGTGTGCTAAATTGCGCAGCATCGTACTTGCAGCATATGACACTCGGCATCAACATGTCATCGAGGCACGCGCTCTCGGAGTACAAGATATGGAAGATGCAGTCGTATATATCACCGCCACTCGACGATGCGGGACAAGCATATTACCTGTATGCTAAAGTCGCGCGTGAAGACACAACCGCTGTCGGCAATTTTGTGCTATCAACAACTGCAATCAAGATGACAGCAGTTGACGGCTACTATCACTTACTTGTTGGTGTCTTGAACAGTGAGTATGACAATACACGCTCGTTTGTGCCGCTTTATGGCTTCACAGAGATATTGCCGGGTCGTGTCACGACAGACCGCATCGTGTCGCAAGACGGCAAAACATACTTCGATTTGGCAAAGGGCGAAATCGGCGGCATCATCAAGTTCCTTAATAATGGTACGTATGACACGCTCATCGATGGTGGCTATATCAAGACTAATCTCATCAATGCACAGCAGCTGCAAGTGGCTCGCGTGCTTGCAGGCGATGAAGACGGCAAGCGCATAGTTATCAGCCCCGACGACAAGGCTGTGTACATATATGATGAGAATAATCAGCTCGTCACTGTTTTTGAAGGCAATGAGTACAAGAGCATCAATGAGCTCTTTGGTAACACAACTGGGTCGGCTGCAATTACTAATGCATCAGATAGTGTTGACTTGGATAACACAGAAGAACATCGCAGCAATATTTTGCAAGGCAACAAAGTCATCAGCAATGTATTCTTTACAGACACTCCCGCTGTAATTGCGTTTACAGGGTCTCTGCACACTAACGTTGTAAGTGATGCAAATGCAAAAAATGCAGGCTTTGCATCAGCCTACTTGCGTCTGTATGTTGAGACATATGATGATAAAAATCTCACTAAACGCACGCAGAAAGTTCTGACAGCTAACAGTGGCTGTTGGATAGCAGGCAATGACAGCGAAGTCGAGACAGCATCTGATGATATGTCTCTAACTAATAAGTCGGCGAAAGTGATAGCCGGGTATCATCGAATTGTCGTTGAATGGGAGTTGCAGGTCAGCAACTTCGAGACAAACAATCAGACTGATGAAGCTCATGCTAATTGGTCTAACATCACAGCAGAATATAAGACGAATTTCTATATATCGCGTTTTTTCGCAAACGGCTTTGTCATAGGCTCACGTCGTGACAACTATGTGCTTGCGCTCAACGATAGCACTAACGGGATATGCTTCAGTGTCAACAACGGCGGTCGTGAGTTCGAAGTCGGCTCTAACGGCATACGATATAAGACATCTAATTCATCTCAATGGCATAATTTAGCGTGATGTGCAAAAAACGATTATAATATAGTTCTTGTTAAGAACTAAAAATGTTTATCTTTGTCAAAAAGGAATTACTATGTACGATGCATCTTATGTCTGTAAAGTTGTGTGGCTGGCAATAGGCGGCGCAGTCGGTTGGCTTGTAGATGAATTTAACCCTACTTTTCCGCTTATTAGTGTGATGATAGCGTTTGTTGTGTACGATGCAGTGACAGCATTTCAACTCGACAAGAGAGTGCGATTGGTGCACCCGACACAAGTCAAAGAGAGAAAGAGCAAATTCCGCTCATACTTATTTGGCAAGGTGGTGCGCAGCACTATCCCCAAGAGGCTTGCACTCATTCTGCTCGCTTATCTATGTCAGAAATATGTTTGCGTACACGTCAACATGCCATTGCCGTACATCGTCACAGGTGTTATCTGCTTTGAACAAGCATGGAGTATTCTTGAAAACGAGAGTTCATGTCGTTCTAAAAGCGATGGTCGTTTATATCAAATGCTTCAACGCATCATGATTGACAAAACAGAACGTCACTTCGATATAGAGCTTGATGATTTCAAAAAAAACGACAATACAAAGTAATTTCAAATGCTTTTCATATGAAAATCTTAATCGACAACGGGCACGGAGCTAACACGTCGGGTAAATGCTCTCCCGACAAAACATTCTTTGAGTGGAAATTCAGCAGAGATATAGCAGATAAACTCGTTGAAGCGTTGCGAGAGCGTGGTTACGATGCAGAGCGCATCGTGACAGAAGACTATGATGTCTCGCTATCAACTCGCTGCAAACGAGTTAATGACATTTGCAGTAAATTTAAGAACGTCATACTTGTAAGCATACACAGCAACGCAGCTGGGCACCAAGATGCTTGGTACAACGCGCGTGGTTTTTCTGCACACGTTGCCATGAATGCATCAGACAACAGCAAACGACTTGCGGCATGTCTGTGGGACAAAGCAATTGAAGTCGGTATTCGCGGCAATCGTTCGGTGCCACGTTGTAAATATATTGTTCAAAACCTCGCCATGTGTCGTGACACGCTTTGCCCTGCCGTGTTGACAGAAAATCTTTTTTATGACAACAAAGAAGACCTTGCTATATTAAAAAGTGAGGAAGGCAAACGCAAAATCGTTAAGCTGCATGTCGAAGGCATCATCAATTATCTTAACTCACTCAAAAAATGAACGCACATGACATGAACGATGAAGAGCGCGAAGCTGTTGCAATACTCGGTGGAGGTTGTTTCACGATTAGTGTCGTATTGCTGCTACTTGCAGTCGTATTGTTGCTGTCTGCATGTCGCTCGCAACGAGACATTGTGCATGATGTGACGTATGTCGAGACGCACGACAGCATTCACTATGTTCACGACACGTTATATTTTGATGTGCCGGCACAATCGGCAGAAGTCGTAACTCGTGACAGCGTGTCACAGCTTGAAAACGACTACGCTGTGAGCATCGTGTCGCTCAACAAAGACGGCACGCTGTCTCATCAACTGACAACGAAGACGCAGAGTGTGCCGGTACCGTATGAGAGGCCGGTGCAGACGAAGACGCAAGTCATATACAAAGACAAGCGCATCGAAGTGCCGGTGCCGGTCGAAAAGAAACTGACAGCGTGGGAGCAGTTCAAGCTGCGCTCATTTTGGGCGTTTCTCTCGCTCTCGGCGGTCGCAGTGTGCATCATCTTTCGCAAACCATTGTGCACTTTAATACGCAGATTTATATAGTAGCTTGAGTAAACTTTTCATACATGAGTTTTTGGTTTAACGTGTTAGTGTTAGTGATACTCTGCGAAGAGTGTCACTAATTTTTTGCGCTTCTGATAAATTGTAGTAATTTTGCGTTGCTGTTGCAAATCGTCAACAGTTGCGTTGAAGCACTTGGTGACTGAAAAGTCAGCGTCTCATCGTCGCTCACTTGTATAGTTCATTAAGTGCTTTTTTAGTGATTTTTGGTACTCGTTTGTGACTCGTGCTGTGCACTGATGAGATACGTGTGAAGTAAATAGCACGTGCACAATATTTTACAGCTGCGATAAACAAATAAGATACATTCTGCATCGGCAAATAGTTTAGTTTATACCGCTTTATATATAAAGCGAACAAAACCAAACCAATATTCCTTAAGGTCTATCAACTTTCGATGCAGGGGAAATCACAATCTCTTATATAGGAAGAATGGAAGATTTTTGTTGATGATTGCGAGAATATGCCAACGCCTGGTAACGTAGGCTTTGGATTTCTTCTTACGAATAGCTGAAATGATTTGCCTGGCTACTTTCTCAACTGGCATTACCCAAAACAATCCTTCTCCTTTTGCCATAGCTGTATCAACGAGACCAGGACGAATATCTGTAACAATTATATGCTCTCCATTTTTGAAAGCCTTCTTACGTAGAGCTTCCACATAGTTGATTTGATAGGCTTTAGTTGCACTATAGGCTGGAGCCATTGCTTCACCTCGCAGGCCACCTGCGGAAGTGATTGCAACAAGATGGCCGTGACCTTGTTGTTCTAAGATATGATAAAGCATGTCTATGACAAACGTCCAGCCAACAATATTTGTGTCTATAGCAGGTCGTTCTATGGAATAGTCGAGTGTGGCATTTATATCACCTGTGCCCGAACACACGATAGCAAGATCAATGTATTCCATCTCTTTGTGAAGCGCATTGATGGCTTGCTCAATCTCTTCCAAGTTAGTGATGTCTGCTTTAGTAGGAATGGTCCTTGATGGATATTTCTGATACAATTCGTCAAGCAAATGTGCTCGTCGGCCGATAATGCCGATTCTATTGTTCTCATTTGCATATTTCTCGAAAAGAGTTTTACCAATACCCGAGGTGGCTCCGATGATAACGATATTCATATTGTGCTTTATGTGTACAAAAGTAATAGTTTATTTGTAAGCCTAAGCACAATTGAAAGTAAAAAAAACGTCATTAGGGCAAACTCTCAAAACATTTTGAGAATTTACTGACCAAAAGTTATTTCTCTACGGATATTACTGATAGTTGTGGGCGTAACTTTTAGATAGGAGGCTATATCTTTTAGGTTGATACTTTGCACTATTTCAGGACAACGAAGGAGTAAACGCTTATACCGCTCTCTGGTGGTCATGCGATAGGTATCAAGATATTGTGTATAGACCTGAGAAAAGAGATGGTCGGATATGGCTTGCTTAAGCTCTCTCATACCATTGGAATCTAATAGTTTTCGCAATTCTTCACCTGCTAATAGAAAGACCTTACAAAAAGTTTCTGCCACAATAGTCACTTCTGACATCTTGCTTGAAAGACAATTTGGGTAATCGCCCACGAACTCGCCCTCAAAGGCAAAACCTGTGATATAGTCTTTTCCTTCAGAGGAATTGTGTACTTTGTAGTTGAAATATCCACATCTAACAAACCCAATAAAGCGAGACTTTTCACCTGCTTTTATGAAATAATCACCTTTAGCATATTGTGTCAATCGACCATGATTAATACAATACTCTGTCAATCGCGAAAGGTTAAGACCATTGATATACGAATTGAAGCCTATCATATCTACTACAATTTGTTGCAAATATCAGAAATAAATAACTATATATTACTCACTAGAATTAAAAATAGAGGTGGATCTATACAACATTATTTCAAATCTTTTCACTCCCGTATTTGTTCCCATTCAACAACATGACTTCCAAATAATTTAAAGCCCCGACTAAGTATGCAATCTTTATCTTTTAACCATTGAGCATCTTTACACTCTGGAGAAAAGGCATCACTAGCCTCATGTTCTTCGTTGCCACGACACAACTCATATCTCCTACATTTGTTGGATTTATCCACTAGTCGCTTATACAATAATTCCCATGAGGCTAAACAAGCCACTTCTAAGTAAGGTTTATTTGTATTTGGGTTATTTTGAAGAAGAGAAGATTCATGTGACTCTATAAATGGAAAGCCATAAACTCGCAATAGAATATCATTAAACGACCTTTTATCATTTATGAGACCATCATATAGAATATTAAGTAAAGTACTTTCACCTGTCGTCAATTCTTCACGTGTTTGGTTAAAAACTTTCGGATAATAATCTAACTCCTGACCAATAAGCATTTTTAGTTGATTCAAGAGTTCATCCTGCATGATTTTTAGCATATCTTTTACAGACATAGACTTCCCTCTAAAGTTTATGATATTTAGCAATGACTCTTTATATAACTGTCTACCATCGGTTATATGAAACTCGACTATATGATTTGCAGTATCAAAGAATCCAACTCCAGGATTATCATATACTAATGAAACCAAACACAATGAAATCATTAATAGCTTATTATTAAATATCTACGGATATAGTTTTTCGCATATTCTATCCACAACTTTATATGGTACTGATAAATGACGGTCATCAACAGTAGGGTCTATTAGTAACTGTATGTTATGAGCCATACCTTCAATAATTGCCCAATATCCAAAGTGATACCCTTTTTCTCCATCCCATGCTTCGTTTAGCACAAAATCATAAATGCCAATTCTTACCGAATGATGTTTCGTCCTTGCTTCTTCAATATCAATATCACGAATCTCGACTTCATCGATACCACAATCGTAATGTTGATATCCTTCCATATCTAACTCTTTCGCAAATATCGGGATTGCAGAAGGAGCTACAACATCTATTTTAAGAGGCATTTCGATTTTTTATGAGTAATAAGATATTTTCTATATTCTATATACAGTCGTGTATACAACCTCGTTCTGTTGACTCCAAACAATGTCTGGATATGCTGTGTATAATGCACATATTCATGTATTAAACTGCCGTATTCTTCTGGGGTTAACTCATCTGCAACAAAATTGCTATCTTCAACTTTATACTTTCCATTATCATCTACATATATATGAAAATGATTGGTTTCATTTCGACTTGTCTTTGTCGTAAACAGATCTAAATCGAAAACCGCTTCTTCGTCCTTAAATTTATCCATATTATAAATCTTCACTTTACCTATTTATTCAAGACACTTCTCAATGACCAATTTATTCATATCTGCATCAAGAGTCATAAAACTGCACGATTCATCTTATTCATTATTCAGAATATGCTTAGGAGCTTGTTAATCTCAAATACGCCAGAATCTCGTCCTGATGATTCTCAACCGCATATTTCATGCCTTTTGTATACAACCTGAGTACACCGTTGGGAGATTGCCAACAATCATCAGCAATTTGCAAAAAATGGTTGAAAGTATCTATCGGGGCAATTCCTCCTTCGATTATTCTTGCCACAAATTTTTTTAATCCACCTGAAGTGTAATCCATATAATATCTATAAAGACTAACACTATTAACGTTTACGTAATCATGCCATTTGTCGATTACCACAACTCTTTGATTCTTATTATGAATAAGTTTATGTCTTTCTAAAAGTTGATTCGCATATAAATCTCCAAAAGAATAACCACAAATCAAAAGAGAAGGATTCTCTATTATCTTCTTAACCAGATTAGCATGATATATATTGTGAGGCATATAGCATATCTTATCTGTCTTCTTCAAACCTGTAATAATAGGTGTATAGAATATTGAATCACCAACTTGATTGCGAGGCATCCATTGGTGACCTAGCAACGATATCACGTCCTCTACCAAATAAAATTTATATAAATCTCGATGACTGTAATAGTTCTCTACTGACGAAGGATTGGGATCTGCATACAATATGCATCCATGTAAATGATTAACCGTTGGAATGTCTCCAACAGCATTCCATAACACCTCCGGTTCAAATCTTTCGTATTTTTGTGTGAACCCGACAAATCCATCATTGTAATCACCAACACTAGTTTCTATTGTAGTATCATAGTTAAAATTGAAAACATCAAGTTTTCCCTTGAAGTTTTGCCAAAAATTTTTATACCACAATTCCTTACTATTACTTCTAAATTTCGTGTTATATGCATTTACAATATTGATAATTGTCTTCACGATTGCTATTAAAGACCTATAATACTCTATAGATTCATAATGTAGATCAGATCCTACCAAAGCAGATATCAGAGATATCGGATAATGTTCATGTTTCCACGTGCTGTTATATGAATATAAAGTTTCTATAACTTCAAATAATTCTTCGAAGGACAAATGTGGGTCATAATGATTTACTGCCGGATGAAGACGTTTGTATTCAAACTTTGCCAGATTTTCTATCTTGTTGTATATCTGTTTAATCAAATCTATTTCTTCTATATCTAAGCCTGGTACTTTTTGTTCTGCACAAATTTTAGTGATATTAGAAGTTGTCGGTATTTCGATTCCTGAGAAATCAAAATCCAGAACAGCACCTGCGCCTAATATAGCTGTTATTCTATTTCCCATTTTATCTATTCAAAAAAGACATGTTTTAACTTCTCTAACCCTTCTAGTAGCTTCTGCGGATTCTGCTTAGCAAGTTTCTTCAGATTGAGTAACTTCCATTGTACTGATGGATATTTTTTGAAGTACTCAAATTCATATCCGTCCCATTCTGGTTGTCCAGATTCGAAACTAATCAGGAACTCCTTATCCGCTTTAGTCATCAACGACTTTACATCATTAATGAGTTCTGTTCGGGTTTCTTCAAACTCTTCGTAAGTAAAAGGAATGTCAGTCATTCCCGCAAACTGATTTTCCATAGCTTCTCGTTGGTCAATCAGGCGTGGAGCAAAAGACTCATAGATTGGTCTGTCGCTACCAAGCAAGCAGAAAATGAGTCCTTCGCGGCATTCGCTCAATGGTATATCCATATACTTCACATCAAACAGATCACGTGGATGCTGACGAGAGAGTGCTGCTGCAATCTTGCCACCATATAATTGAGTTAGGGGCACAACATTTGCCTCACAAAAGAGAGAAAACTCTTCCTGTGCCTTCTCGCTCAGTGGTATTGTTTGAACATCACCGCCAATAACTCCTCTCTTGGTCTGGTTAACCTCTATCTTCACCTGCTTGCCTCGATATTCGCACAACAGTTTGCAAGTAGTGAAGTTTGGAACGATGTGCATTCCTTTGAATGCTTTCTTTGCCTTATCTGCGATGGCTTTTAGATGCGAATTGATGTCATCCAAACTTGTCTGACGGTCAGCCAATGGGATATAGGTCAAATCAATATCTACAGAATAACGTGGCAAATCTTTCAAGAAAAGATTGATGGCAGTACCTCCATGTATTGCAAACACATTCTTTTCCATCACAATCGGAATGAGACGGAGCAGCAGCTCAACCTTCTGAGCGTAAACACTTGATTTTATATCATTCATATTCTGCAAGTTCTTTAGAGATTGTCATATTATACTTATTGATGTACTTCCCTGTTGGAGTGATCATAAACCGGGATGTGCCCAAATTGATATTCTCCAATTTCAAAGCCTTATACCAGGCGTGGCCGGCCTTTTCTGCCATATAGAGGAACAGTCGTTTCACTTTCTGAGACGTGCAGGCCTCCAGTAATGTCTGAACCAATTTGGGACGCAATGTAGTTAAACCATCCATGATATAATAGATATCGAGCAAAGAAGAAGATGCATCTGGCAAGTTCAGACACTCCAATATGGCACGCTCTGGAGATGACACTAGCAAATCATGCTGATTGATAGTCATAGTTTCTACACCCAACAGTTCGTCACCCAGGAAAGAAGTGGTCATGTATTTTATGGTCATATCCCACTCCTCTTTTAGCACCCACGAAGGCAACTTATTGCTTTTGTCTGTAAACAAATAAGCCTTAGGCTTCCCCATTGACAGGTAATGAGAGTATCCTCGAAGTTCCAATGCCGTATATGCACCTATATTGCAACTCTTGCTAAGTTGCGTGTTATATGACGACACAGCAGCAAACAGGCTCGGTTCTGTTCCATGTATCTTATAAACACCTTTCGATATACGGTCAAGCCATCCACTTTTCATATAAGCATACTGACCACGTGCATCCAAGCCTTGACTTGAAAGCCACGAACCAAACAGGACCGACTCATTGGGTGCTACTTCTAATATTTGCTGTATTTTTGTTGCCATCTTCGTTTATTTTATGAATATCAGCCTAAATTTGTTGCAAAACTACTCTTTTATTTTTGTCCAACCAAACATTTTTCCTCAAATAACGGCGATTTTTATAGAAATTTATTCTCAAATTCGCGTTTTTAGTGAATTTGGGAGTAAAAAACGTGCAAAAACTATAAGCAGAGATACAATTGCCATCAAAATAAAAAAGGGCGATAGTACGAATCAATTTCTGGGCTTGGTTTAGTTTAATTCCCATATTAAATATCTATAACCTAAACTAAACCATTTATCTTCCAACTACTATTAATGTCATGCCGAATGGTCAAGATCAAAGATTAGAAGAAAAGGAATAACACATTATAGGCTAAGACAAATGAGAACCAGCACTTTTTAACAACACGATTTTGAGCTTAAAAAAACTCCGATTTTTCGTAAGATTACAAAGATATACAAAGAACTGCAAAGATAAATGCAGCTAAAGAAGCTAAAATTGGAGGTTACTCTTCACACCATTTTCAGCGATTGCAAGAATCTGCAAAAATCCGTGTTAACGAATGTGAATATACAAAAAACAGGAAAAACGTCTTTGCAGATGTTTGTATATTTTATTTTTGACGGCAGCTTCATTTGCAGATGTTTGTATATTTTACGTCCCTCCTCAGTCCCTCGGCATAGTATCTGTTCCCCGTAATTAGAAGAATATACACTGATTATCAACAACTTATATTTACAGATTTTACATTCTGCATCGGAAAGTAGCAACAATAAGCACAGCTGGTAAGTTGCTGCCTCGGTTGGTGACGAGCTTGTCGACCGACCGACTTATTCAAACCTTATCATATTTGCCAATTGAAGGAAGTAATCATTCGACCATATGTCGAGTTCCTTAGGGTGACGAATAAAAGGTACGACATCTGCTTTGACCATATTGATATCAGTACTTGCAAGCCTGCGTCTCTGCTGATCCGTATCCATGGGATAGCCTTGCAGCATACTGTTATAAATCTCGTTGCTTATGCTTTAATAACTTTAATAAGGTGCGTATGGAATCACATTTCCTGACTTTGTCACTTTTATATTGAGCCCCAATGCTGCCCTTGATTATCAGACTTTTCACGCAGAGCCGCAGAGCTTATTGAGCCGCAGAGATGATACGTG